GGGCACAAAGCTCATCTATAAGGGAGTGAATCAGACCACGAAGCAGTGGGGCGATGTTGAGACCTACGGCGGAAAGCTGGTGGAGAATATCGTGCAGGCCACAGCCAGAGATTGCCTGGCAGAAGTCATGAAGCGTGTCAGCTCCTTAGGCTACAAGATAGTGATGCATGTCCATGATGAGATCATTGTGGATGTGCCAAACGAGGACAAGGATGCTCCGGCGAAGATCACAGCCATCATGGGTGAGCCGATCAGCTGGGCGCTGGATCTTCCGCTTAAGGGAGACACCTATGAGACAGCATTCTACAAAAAGGACTAACAGGAGGATAAACAAGTGGCAACAATGACGAAAGCCCAGGCGAAAACACGGCTCAAGAAGCTGGCACCGGACAGCCCTCTCAGAGATTGTCCGGTGTGCGGTGATCATATCTATGACACAGATCCGAATGATTCCTGGGAATATGTGAAAACGAAAAGAGGCTCGGAGATCTTCATCCACAGCTTCTGTGTGAAGCATTGGGGATCAAACATGAGCCAGAAGGAGCTCTCAAAGCTTAGGGAGCTATCAGATTTTTAAGGAGGGAAGGCGATGAAAGAATTTGCGTATATATGGGCCGGCGAGCCCATAGATTTCTGGGAGAATGCAATCGTCACCAGCATCGAGGAATATGACAGAGTGATGGCGCAGATGCCTGAGGAAGCGAGAGCCGAGGTTGTGCTCAAGACATACATGCCGACAGATGGCGAGCTGTCTCCGGTCTACATGTGCAAGGCCGACAACAACGGCACAATCTACTATTTCAGTGATTTTGATTTCATCAGTTTCTACCAGAAAACATGGAAGGTGATAAAAAATGGCTAAAGCAAACACACAGCTCAAGCTTGTGGAGAATGATCCGATCCCGGTGGAGAATGACGGAGCTCTCGCCATCTCCATCGGTGGAAGCCGATTCGAAAAAGCTTGGAAAAATACAGAATGGCAATGGAGCAAGCTCGTGTCCCGGCTCAGCAAATCTCTCCCTACAAAAGAGACCATTGCCGAATATGCAAAATGGGGCAAGACAAAAGAAGGCAGAGACAAGCAGAGCCAGGTCAAGGATGTCGGCGGATTCGTTGGCGGTTATATTCCGAACGGCCGAAGGCTCAAGGGCACAGTCAAAGAGAGGCAGATCATCACTCTGGATGCTGACCACATGGCAGCAGGCGAGAGCCTGGATGAGAAGATGCTGGAGATTGACAAGCTCAATGTCAGCTTTGTGGTCTATTCCACGCACAAGCATTCTGCAGAAGCTCCGAGACAGAGACTTGTCATTCCTATGACCAGGATTGTATCTGCAGAGGAATATGAGGCAATAGCCAGGAAGATCGCGGAGATGATCGGGATTGATCTCTTCGATGATTCGACCTATGAGGCGCACCGTCTCATGTATTGGCCAAGCCACAGCCGTGACGCTGAGCCTTATTTCTATTTTTTCGATGCCGAGTGGCTGAATCCTGATGTGATCCTGGCTGAATATCCTGATTGGACTGACACGAGCTTCTGGCCATACTCATCCAGGGTGAGCGAAGTCAGAAGGCGCGAGATGGACAAGGCCGGAGATCCTATGGAGAAGCCAGGCATCATCGGAGCATTCAACAGAGCTCATCCGATCAGAGAAGTGCTGGAGCAGATGCTCTCAGATGTATATTCGCCATGCGCGATGACAGATCGCTTCACTTATATAGAAGGATCCACATCTGCCGGCATGATCATCTATGAGGATGAGGGCTTTGCATATTCGCATCACTCCACGGATCCTGCAGGCGGTCAGCTCTGCAATGCTTTCGATCTGGTGAGGATCCATCGCTTTGGAGAGCTGGATGCAGAGGCAGATCCGGCAAAAGGCATCACCAAGATGCCAAGCTACAAGGCCATGCTGGAATTCGCGCAGAATGATGATGCAACGAAGGTCTCTCTGGCTGAGGCCAGGATGCAGGATGCCCTGTCAGAGTTTGCCGGGGACTTCGAAGAGATAGCAGCTCCGGAAGGAGATTGGCGCACGAAGCTGGAGATCCGCAAGGATGGAAGCATCGTGCCGAATGCGAAGAATGCGCTTGTGATCCTTTTGTATGATGAACATCTGCAGAAGATCCGGCTCAATACCATGACCGGAATGCTGGAGGCAGAGACCGATTCCCTTCCATGGAAGCGTGACTTTGTATTCTGGCAGAATACCGACACAGAGCAGCTCTATATGTGGATAGCCAACAATCATGGAGTGCAATTTCCAAAGGAGCTCTTCCAGATGGCGCTGACAACAGTGGCCAATAAGAGGAGATTCCATCCGATCGAGGACTATCTGCAGGAGCTCCCGGAGTGGGATGGCCAGGAAAGAATTGAGAAGCTCCTGGTGGACTACCTTGGAGCTGAGGACACTATTTTCAACAGAGAAGCGATCAGGAAGGTGCTCCTTGCGGCCATCGCGAGAATATATCATCCGGGCATCAAGTTTGACTATATGCTGGTGCTCAATGGTCCTCAGGGAATCGGCAAGAGCACATTCTTTGGAAGATTGTTCAAAGGATTTCTCTCAGATTCGCTCACGATGCTGGATATGAGAGACAAGACCGGCTCCGAGAAGCTGCAGGGATATTGGGCTCTTGAGGTTGCGGAGATGGCCGGAATGAGAAAAGCGGACATCGAATGTGTGAAGAGCTTCATCAGCAGACAGGAGGACATCTATCGTCCGGCTTATGGCCGAGTGGTGGAAAAGCATCCGAGAAGATGTGTCATTGTAGGATCCACGAACTCAAGCACAGGATTCCTGAGAGATATTTCCGGCAACAGAAGATTTTGGCCGGTTAAGTGCTCCGGCGGAAAACTTAAGCCATGGAATCTCACAGATGAAGAGCTGGATCAGATATGGGCCGAGGCCATGGCTGCATATAACAGCGGAGAATCTTTGCTTTTATCTAAGGAAGCAGAGGAGCTCGCGGCCAGAGAGCAGAGAGAAGCCATCGAGGAAGATCCGAGAATGGCACAGGTGGTCGAATACCTTGAGAAGCCTCTTCCGGCGAATTGGGACAAGCTTGATCTGGACACTCGCAGGATGTTCCTGGAAGGTGACACGGAATATGATCCTGAGAGCCTGGTTGAGCGTGAGACCGTCAGCAACATGGAGATCTGGGTGGAATGCTTTGGCAAGAAGGCAGCAGACATGGAGCGCAAGGATTCTGATGCGATCACAGCCTTGATGATGAAGGTCGATGGCTGGGAGAGATCCGGTGTCCGTAGGCGAATAGGTTTTTATGGCCAGCAGAGAATCTATAAGAGGGTGACAAGTGAGACAGACTTTGAAGATTTCTAATCATGTCATAAGTGTGACGAGTGACGAGAGTGACGAGGGTTGCTATAAGAAGAAAAATAATAAAAATAAATAAGATTATGGGCGCGCGCGTATATGCACACGCGCGTAAGGGATTTATAGCAACACTTGTCACAGGCAAAACAAAAAAAAATGATCTCGAAGCCCTTATTTTCACGCTTTCAAGGGTGTGACGAGAGGGTGTGACGAGGCAAAAACAGGAGGGAATCAATGCGAGAAAATTACATCGAAGCCTGGATCCGAAAACAGATCGAGGAGCTGGGCGGCAAATTTTACAAATGGACATCTCCGGGCAATGATGGTGTGCCTGACCGAATTGCAATTCTCCCAGGAGGGAAGATCTTCTTTGTGGAGCTTAAGACCGAGAAGGGCAGACTGTCAGAGATACAGAAGTGGGTGCAGGAGATCCTCAAGGGGCTGGGATGCAATGTCCGGACCATCTATGGGATCGATGATGCGCACAGCTTTGTCGAGATGGTAAAGGCGAAGCTATGAAGTACACGGCGCATGGGTATCAGAAAAAAGCAACAGAGAGGATCCTGCAGCAGAAGCGTGTCGGGTTATTCCTGGACATGGGACTTGGCAAGACGGTCATCACGCTGACAGCCATCAAGGAGCTGATCGAGGACTTCGCAATCTGGAAGGTCCTTGTCATAGCACCGAAGCGAGTGGCCGAAGATACCTGGAGCAGGGAGCATGAAAAATGGGATCATCTTTCAGGGCTTCGGATCTCGAAAGTGCTGGGCACTCCGGCGCAAAGGATGAAAGCTCTGAAAGCAGAGGCGGACATCTATGTGATTGGCCAGGATAATGTGAAGTGGCTCGTGGAGCTCATGGGCAAAAGCTGGCCATTCGATATGGTGGTGATTGATGAGCTTTCGAGCTTCAAAAATCCATCAGCACAGAGATTCAAGGCTTTGAGGAAGGTCATTCCTGCATCTGACAGGGTGGTGGGCCTCACCGGCACTCCATCGCCTAACGGCTTGATGGATCTGTGGGCGGAGATCTATCTTCTGGACAGAGGTGAGAGGCTTGGCACAACAATCAGCGCATACCGTGAGAAGTATTTCAGAGCCGGAGCCCGGAATGGTTATATTGTTTATAAATGGGAGCCATATTCCTATTCGCAGAAGGAAATCGAGAGGAAAATCAGCGACATCTGCATGAGCATGAGCGCCGAGGATTATCTGGAGCTTCCTGAGAGGATGGACAACGAGATCAAGATCCGGCTGTCACCGAAGGAGATGAAACAATATGACCAGATGGAAAGAGAGCAGCTCCTGAGGATAGATGATGAGGCTGTGGTGGCATTGAATGCGGCGGCGGTCATGAATAAGCTTCTGCAGATGGCCAATGGATCTGTCTATGCCGATGACGGTGATGTGGTGAAAATCCATGAGAAGAAGCTGGACGCTTTGGAGGAGATCATTGACACCACAGGAGAGCCGGTCCTTGTGTTTTACTCCTTCCGGCATGACCTGGAAGCAATAAAGAAAAGGATTCCGGATGCGAGGGAGCTTGAGAGCTCCGAGGACATAGCCAGATGGAATCGAGGAGAGATTCCGGTGCTTCTGTGTCATCCAGCATCGGTGGGATATGGACTGAATCTGCAGGATGGTGGCCATGTGATTGTTTGGTATGGGCTGACATGGAGCTTGGAGCTATATCAACAGGCCAATGCGAGATTATACAGACAAGGACAGCAGAAGGCTGTCATCATCCATCATCTGATTGCTGAGGGCACGGTGGATGAGCAGGTGATGAGAGCCTTGCAACATAAAGACACAAGCCAGAGCGCACTTCTGGCAGCATTGAAAGAGAGGGCGAATGTATGAGCAAAAGACTATATCTGAGTGGACCTATCACAGGGGTAGATGATTATTTTGAAAGATTTCAGAGGGCTTTTCTGGCACTTGAGGAGGCTGGCTATAATGTGATCAATCCGGCTCCGCTTTATCAGGTCATGCCAGATGATGCGACCTATGAGGAATATATGCAGATATGTATGGACCTTTTAGCCATGGCAGATGTCATCGTGCAGATGCCTGGATGGGAGAAGTCATGCGGATGCAACAGAGAGCTTGGCTGGGCGATAGCATCAGATAAGATCATCATCCAGCTGGAGAGTTTATTTAAGGAGGAGCAGGGAGAATGACAGAGGCGGTCTATAAACTACTAACCAAACCGAGGAAGATCCGAGGACAGATCAAGAAGGCTGAGGCAGAGATGGAAGGATTGAAGCTGTCAATGCTTCCGGGAGCAATACGATATGACAAGGACAAGGTGCAGGCATCACCGCAGGATCCGATGGCTCAATATGCTGTGAGGCTGGATGAGCTGGAGAGGAAGATCGAAGATCTGCAGACAGAATATCTGAATGCACAGGATGAAGTGGTGGCCGTGGCCAATGAGCTGACAAGCCCAGGCGATGTGATCATCACACTCAGATTCATAAGCGGATGGGATTTCCAGAGCATTGCCAAAGAGATCAGCATGAGTGAGCGGCAGATGTTTCGATATTACAAAGTGGCGCAGGAAGAGCTGACGAAAAGATGTCAGTGAATGTCAGTAAACAATCATGTTATTATGTAAACGGCGAAAGACGATGAGAGGAAAGATCATCGTCTTTTTGTTTTGGAGGAAAGCATGGCTCATGAATATGCAAAAGGATTCTATGCCAGCGAGGCATGGCACAAGTGCAGGCTTGGATATATCAGACACAGAAGATCTGTGGACGGAGGACTGTGCGAGGAGTGCCATGAGAATCTTGGCTACATCGTGCACCATCGTGAGCGTATAACTCCGAGGACAGTCAATGATCCGAGGGTGACATTGAGCTGGGACAATCTGGAATATGTATGCAAGGATTGTCATGACAAGATACATGACTATTGTGGGAGATCTCATGATGGGCATGACCGAAAAATAATTTTTGATGAGTTTGGGAATCCGGTTGTGGATAACTCCCCCTATTCTGTGGATAAGTAGTCTATTTTACAGCACCGGTGCCGAACTCAATTTTAGCTGAAATCGTGATTTTTTAAGGGGTGTGGTCAGATGATCGAAGAGAAAGCAAAAAGAATAGAGGCAGAAAAGAAGTTGATGCTCAAACTTTTAGGGCTTCCGGTCAAGAGGAAGG